TGATTTTCCCGGCGTGATACAGCTCCGTCAGAGCTTCCATTGCTTTCTTCTCTTTGCTCATTTCGTGCTCTCCTCGATGATCCACACCCTATGATTGCCGTAGCCGCTCCACGCCAGCGCATTTTCATGAGTGCCCACAGCCACGTCAAGATGATTGCCCTGCACAGCACCACCTTTGTCCTGCACAATGCGGATTCCTATCCCTTCAATGTACAGAACCGTACCGTATGGAAAAATGGACTGGTCTGCCGCTACGGTGACGCCTGCCTGTATGGGCTGGCCGCTGGCTGTAATTCCATGGCCCTCCCCGCAAATATGCGGGTACTGCTCGGTGCAGTATGC